GTGAAGAAGCCCAGGGTGTAAGCCCGAACCATGATGATAACGCGGCCCCATCAGTCGCACCGGAAGCCGAAACAGAACAAGTTGAAGCTAGCGCAGCCGAAAACACAGAAGCGCCCAAAAAGCGTAATGGTGTACAAGAGCGCATAAATAAACTCACAACCAAAAACTACGAGGAAAGGCAAAGAAACGCACAGCTTGAGGAAAGGATTAAGATCCTTGAATCCAGCCAACCGGCAACCCCGGCGAAACCTGACTTAGCTGCTCCGAATGAGGATGATTTCAATACTCACTCGGAATACCAATCTGCCAACGCTAAATTTGTAGCGGAAGCGGCTAGTAATGCGGCATACGACAGGATTAGGGCTGAGCAAGCAAGTGCCAATGAAGTTAGCGCACAAGATGCACGTCAATCAGAATTGAACGGGAAGAAACAAGCTTTCGAAGAGAACCTTTCTACAAAGCGTGAACATTTCCAGGATTTCGAAGACGTTGCGTATGGCCATCAATTCATGGATATGGATCTTGCAGAGCAGATCTTTGAAATGGATAAAGGACCGGAAGTCGCATACTTTTTAGGCGCAAATCTTGATGAAGCGGCGCGGATACATGCTTTAAACCCCGTACAGCGGGCACGTGAGTTGACAAAGCTGGAGTTTCAGACAGAAGCACTTAATCCAAAGATTGTGTCTGATGCGCCAAACCCTATTAATACGCTTGGTAACTCTGAAGTTGTCCTTACTGATCCCGACAAAATGTCGGCAGACGAATGGCAAGTTTGGAGGAACAAGCAGGTAAACGGATAAATTATCATGGCTAATACACTACTTACACCAACGGCAGTTACACGGGAGGCTTTGCGCGTCCTACATCAGAAACTTAACTTTATCGGCAATATTAACCGTCAATACGACAGTCAATTCGCTGTGGAGGGTGCAAAGATTGGCTCTCAGCTGAAAGTTCGGCTACCGAACCAGTACACGGTTCGCACCGGTCAAACCATCGACGTTCAAGACACCACCGAGACCAGTGAGACTATCACAATGGCAACTCAGAAAGGTGTTGACGTTGAATTCTCAAGCGTCGACTTAACGTTATCACTCGACGATTTTTCTAGCCGAGTGCTAGAGCCGATGATGACCGTGCTTGCTGCTAACATCGAATCTGATGCGCTCAGCATGTATAAAGACGTCTACAATCAGGTTGATAATGTCGGCAGTGCAGCGACATTCAACGACATTTTAGTTGGCCGCAAAAAGCTTGTGGATAACTTGGCCGGCGGTTCTGGCTTGAAGTGCAACCTTGATACCCAGACTAACGTCGATATGGTTGACGCAACTAAGGCGCTGTTTAACAGTCAGTCGGTTATCTCTAAGCAGAATATGGAGGGCGAGCTAGGCCGTACTTCGGGATTTGATTTCTTCGAGAACACGCTAATGCCTCGTCATACTTCTGGTAGCGATGATGGTACAGGCGATTACCTGATTGACGGCGCTTCGCAGACCGGTTCCACACTGGTTATCGATACTGGCGCGGGAACTCTGCTTAAGGGTGACATCCTAACCATTGCAGGCGTTAACCGGGTTCATCCTGAAACCAAGGTTGATACAGGTCAACTGCAGCAGTTTGTAGTAACCGCCGATAGTGGCGCTTCTGCAACTTCGCTTTCTGTTAGCCCGGCTTTAACAATCACCGGTGCTACTCAGAATGTTTCAGGGTCTCCCGCAAACAATGCAATCATCACTAAGATTGGTGGAGCTTCGGCAACGCACGACATTTCGCTTGGTTATGCTAAAGATGCTTTCGCGTTTGTTACTGCCGACCTTCGCTTACCGAGGGGCGTTGATTTTGCGGCAAGAGAGGTGATGGATAGTATTTCCATGCGTATCGTGAGTGATTATGACATCACCAACGACACCTATCCGACCCGTATTGACGTACTTTACGGCTACAAAACCCTGCGCGCTCAAACAGCAGTTCGATTCGCTAACAACTAAGGAGTAATTATCATGGCTTTAGAACAACTAGGTAAAGACACAGTCGCGGGGTCGGTAGCACCCGGCCTTCATCGCGAAGTTATTGCGTGTGGCGCTGCAACCACTTTAGTGGCTGCAGATTCAGGTGCATTGATTCTGCAGGATACGGCAGCCGGTAGTATTGTTACGCTGCCAGCCCCTGTAGCTGGAATGCAGTTTGAAATCGTCACTAGCGTTTCTGTGACATCAAACAGCCACATTATCAATACTGATGCGGCAACCACTTTTATTAACGGCGGTGTTGACTCGACTTCAACCACCGTCGCTGAAGGTGGTGATACGTTTGTTGCCGATGGCACTAGCGATGTAACTTTAACTTCTAACGGCTCCACTACCGGAGGACTAAAAGGCTCTGCTTATCGCTTCACTGCTGTGAGTAGTACTGTCTGGATGTGTACTGGCGTTATGGCAGGAACTGGCACCCTAGCCACACCGTTCGCGTAATGTGACTGATCCCCGCCCATTCGTGGTGCGGGGATATTTTTGGAGGCGTTATGATTCCGTATTATATGTATAAGATTACAAAGGGTGAGGTCAAAGCAAAGCTCTTTGATACACCTAAATTACCGGCGGGCTGGTTTGATTCGCCACATGCTGCAAGGGCTGCGGTAGAAGCCAAGAAGCTAGAAAAGCGTCTGGAGGCAAGCAATGACTACAGCTCAAGAAATAATAAACAATTCATCTAGGGATGCCGGTATTTTGGCAGACGGCCAGGCTTTAACGTCTGGCGTTAACTCTAGCGCCCTGCACTTGCTTAATCGCATGATTGCTCGGTGGCGCAATTCTGGCGTTGATCTTGGGCTGCCAGAGGCATTGGCCGCCGATACTGTTTTTATTGATGTGGCTGACGAAGAGGCCATTGAGGTCAATCTAACCTTAAGGCTTATGGTTCGCTTTAAGCGGCCAATTCCTGCTGGCCTATCTCAGGCTGGAGAGTCGGCCTTTGAAGAGCTGCAGGCCAAGTATATGATCATCAACGAGTCTGGATTTGATCCTGCATTAACTCAGAAATATCTACCTAGAAAAATACCCAGACAGAGTACTATTTAATGGCTTTACTACCGTTTCCAGTAGTTGGGCCTACCTACGTTAACAGGTCGCTTCCCGTATCTGCGCAGGTTACTCGCAACTTCTATATTGACCTCAGCCCACAAGGCAATGAGCCTGCATCGCTGCAGCCATTCCCTGGGTTAAAGCCGTTCGCCACTACTGGCAGCGGTAAAAATAGAGGCATGGGCGTCTTAAATGGCGTCCTCTATACCATTACAGGCACCACGCTTTACAGCGTCACCTCGTTGGGTGTATCAACGTCTATCGGGACTATTAACGGCACCGGGCGTTGCGTACTTGAATCAGATGGCACTAACCTTGTCATTACCACTGGTTCGACTAAGCCATACGCCTATAACGGATCAACTCTAACGCTCGGCACCGATGTCGATTTAGTAAACTCTTCAACCGTTACCTATAACAATCGCCGCGTTATTTATGATGGCAATGATGCTGATGTTATATTCGCCGAACTAGCCGATCCCTTGGATGTTAATAGCTTAAATGTCACGATTGCCGAATCAGAGCCTGATGATATGAAAGGTGTGCTTGCTCATAATGGGCAGGTTTATGCTTTCGGCGAGTCGTCAATTGAACCCTACTACAACACCGGGTCAGGCAATCCGCCTTATTCAGTGGTTACTAATTCAGTTGAGCAGCTTGGATTACACGCCGTCCACTCGCTAGCATCCAATAAAGACTTTGTTTACTTTTTAGGCTCTGATTTAGTGCCTTATAGAATATCCGGCTTATCAGTGCAGCCTATCGGTAATCCCGCTATAGGGCAGGCGATCAGAAACTACCCAACTAGCGCCGATGCCTTTGGTGTAACTTTCCGTTTTGATTCGCTGAGCTTCTACCTGCTAAGCTTTAAGTCTGGCAATGAAACGTGGTTATTTAACGAGCAATCAGGCTTATGGACCAACCTATCTTCAGGCACCGACGGCTCACAGCACCTTATTAGTGATTATCAGTTTATATATAACAAGCATATCGTTGCAGATAGAAAGAACGGTAATATATACGAAATGGATTTCGACACGTTCACCGATAATGGCGAGGTAATCCAGCGACAGCGTGACACACTATCGATTGATGGCGGCACGTTCGGCGCGCCGGGTAACGTAGTCTTTATGGATCGATTA